GCGGTAAATTAGATGGTCAGTCCTTCAGTTCTGGAGTAGAGCGCCTGTTAGCAATGATAGATCGTTTCTCTGCCAGTCAGGACGATGCTGATTTATTTAAGTGCGCAGAGGTAGACATATTCGATCTAATGCGCGATTGGTCTAACGTCATGCAAGGTGTTAGCGACGAGACGAGACTAACAGATGAACTTAATATTGCCACCATTAGCGACGATGTAGTGATGACAGTTAACTTCACTGGACCAGAGGCTGTTAAAACAGAAGCCGAGGAGTTAGACTTAGTCGAGCGGAGATTAGACAACGGCACAATGTCAATCGTCGGCGCTATTGAAAAACTCGATAGTGTTGAGAAGGATAAAGCCAAAGAAATTCTTGCAGAGATCCGTGAAGAAGAAAATGAGGTAGAGGTAGAAGAAGATGACGAAGAAGTTAACCAAGGGGCAGACGAGAACATTATCGAACAACAACCCGAAGTTGAAGTTCAACCTTAAAGACATCTTCGGCGTTGATGTTCAAGATAACGAAGCCCTGCGCCTGGCGATGGCCGAGGCTTTGTTAACGAAGATCATTGATAAAACTCAGGGCAATAAGTCCAGAACTGGTAAACCGTTTAAGAAATATTCAAAATCCTATATGAACTCATTGGACTTCAAAGCGGCTGGCAAGACTGGTAAAGTCAACCTAACGCTGAGTGGTGATATGCTTGGGCTGATAGACGTTACCGACGAAAGCAGAAACACCGTAACACTTGGCTGGGAAGAATCAGACGAGCAGGGCAAAGCCCATGGGCACATCACGGGTAATCCTAAAACAAAATTACCTATTAGAGACTTCTTCGGTCTGAATGAAAAGGATCTTCGAGAAGTTAAAAATAAATTCAGCGATGAGATCAGCACCATTAAAACGGCCAAGTCATCTGAAAGGGACAGAGCTATTTTAAGATTCATTAAATCACTGGAGGATGATACTGGTGGCTGAGATTAAATGGAACATCGGCAAGACGGCAGCCGAGATTGCAAAGAAAGTTAAACGAGCTTCGAGTAAAAAGAAGTTCGAGCTACTGATAGGTGAATTTATAACTACACGCGTTAGGGCAAGGGCTCGCAAAGGCCAACCACTTAACAACACCTGGCACTTTCCTAATTTAAAACCATCAACCATTAAGGCTCGCAAGGCGTTAACAAAAGGTGGCAAGCACCCAGCCTTCAGTCCTGCTAGATCTAACTTAACAATTACCGGCCAATTGTTGGATGCTGTTAGGTTTGATCGGTTAGACGACACGAGTTTTTTATTGTTCATTGCGCCTACGAAAAGAAAATTAGAACTCGGAACGCCACCTAATAACAAGCAGCTAGCAGGGTATTTAGAGGAGAAGGGCTTTACAATCTTCAGTAAGAAGGGGATCCGTTTGGATAGAAAAATCCCTTTACGTATAAAGCAAATACTGCTTAGGTTTCTTCGTAAAGAACTTAGAAAATAATAAAAGTTGCTAAACCCTAACAAGGAGAGTTATATTTATGAGTGAACAAGTAAAGGCTGGATCTCCAGCGCCAGACGAGACGGGTCACCCAGACAGTCAGGAATCCAATGAGCAATCAGCACAAGGGTCTCCCAGTTCTGATAACACTGTAAAATACGAGAGTTTGCTTCGAGAGAAGCGTCGCGCTGCAAGTGAAAAACAGAGAGCAGATATGCTTGCGTTAGAACTTGAAAGTGAACGGCAGGCTAAGCTTGAGGCTGAGGGAAACCTTGCCGAAAGCAATGAGAGATTGAAGAAACAAGTTGAGGAACTTACTAAGGGCAAAAAGCAATTGGCTGGTAACTTCGCTTTCAATTCACTTATCTCTCAGGTTGAAGCTGTGGCTGCAAAACTCGGATGCGTTGATACAGAAGCTCTGGGAAAGTTAATGGACCTGCAAAGTGTTGAGGTTGATATGGAAACTTTTAGAGCTGATCAAGATGAGCTAAAAGCGATGATTGAAGAGCAGAAGAAAAGCAGACCATATCTGTTTAGTAAACAAGGGCCAAAGATAAATAGCGGAAATCCATCAACTGAGTTTGTTCAAAAGAAAAAATCAATTGCTGATATGACTGTTGAAGAACAGAAAGCATTAGCAAATGAAATAGATAGACAGGAAGGACGGGCGATTGGTGCGCCTTACTTCAGATAACAATTTAACCATATAAAAAGGATTTTATTATGGCAATCACAGGTAATACGGAACTACTCGCAACCAAACAAGATCTGATCGCTGCACGCGTTCAGAGAGAAATTCAATTTCGTGCTAAACTAGCTCCATTTTTCATGGACGTTTCTCAGTACGCAGTGAAGGGCGCTCAGTCTATTAGCTTTCCGAAGTTAACTAGCTTTACTGCTCCTGATCGTGCATCTGGTGTTTTAGGTGTTCCTCAGGCGCTAACCGCTTCTGTGGATAAATTGGACCTGAACCATCGTCCATATTGCAGTTGGTTGGTAGACGCTAACGACGAAGTTCAATCAACTCTTAACTTTCAACTGGAAGCTGCTGCTCGCGCTGCATCTGCGCATGGACGCCGCTTCGACACAGAAGTTATTACTGAAATGGAAACAGTTGGAATTGCAACTACTACTGCTGGTGCTTTTTCTTATGCAATTTCTCTAGAGATGAGAGATGCTTACCTAAACAACGAAGGCGACATGGACATGGCTGCTTGGGTTGTATCTGGTGACTCTGAAACAACTCTATTGAACATCGACGAGTACAAAAGACAAGATGTCTATGGACCGAACGGAGCAATCCGTGCTGGCCAAATTGGAACTCTTTTCGGTGCTCCAGTGATTCGTCACAACGCTCTTGGCGCGACTACTTTTTATCTTGCTGGTAAAGAGGGTCTTGTTTATGGGTTTCAACGTTCTCCACAGCTTGCATCTGAAAATGCAATCGGCTACGGAACTACTGCTCAACTTTGGGCAATGGATCAGTTGTTCGGCGTGAAAGGCGTTCAGCTTGGTGAAGGTACTGCTGCTGGAACAGAGTCAGCGCTTATCATAAAAGACGGCAACGTTTAATAAATGTCTTTGAAGATAACTTTAATCCCGCATTATTTATCGGCGAGGTCCCCAGAGGGACTTCGTCGTTTAATGTTACGCAACAACGTAAAGCATAAAGCGATTTTCGATTACAAGATCATGATATTCGGAAATAAACTATTGGCTTGGTATCAACTGGATGCCGTCGATGGTTTCAGAGACGAGATCGAAGAAGCAGAAGCAAAAGGCGTTAACTAATGCCAGTTTACACATACGAAAGTGACAATCAAAAAGATAATGATCAGAGAAGTTTTGTCCCTGATGGTGATGGCAACGCGGCAAGAAATGTTCTTATCGCACCTGGATCTGCAGTTGGCTATTTACCTTTCGGTCCTGTAACAGTTGGAGCTGGCCTCACTGTTGTCATAGATACTGTGCTGTTATCAACATGGTCCAGACTTGATTATATAATTAACTTTAAAGACAATCCTATTACAGTTACCAAAAGTTTAAAGCTACAAGCGCAGAATAACTCTGGAGTGGTAACTGATTCAGTTAGTGAGAGGCTCGGCGGCCCGATAAACGTCCAGACAACTATGGACGACGACGCTGTAGACGGTTTGCTAACAATAACTAACAACGAATCTTTTGATCTTGATGTAACATTTCTAAGGGCGCTGACGCCGTAATAAATAAAAGGGAGCAGGTATGGGAAGAGTTAATTTTGCAGTCGAATTAGGTTTCGACATTTATGATGAGAATGGTTTAATACTGGCGGCACAGATAGCTGGAGCTGGAGCACCTGCTGTTGGAGCACCGTTTGCAGCGCAGCCAATCGGTTCAATTTATCAAAGAAGCAATGGTGAGTTTTATGTAAAGACCGTCAATGCTAATCTTGCTACAGATTGGAAATTAGTTCCAATTCAATTAAGTGCTGGCTACACGCCGGTCAACGGAACACCAGCCATCGCTGACAGCTTTGAAGAAGCTATTGAAAAACTTGATGGCAACCAAATTGATTTAACAACTCTTTCTGGTGTTGCTCAGGGCGCTACTGATCTTGGAACATTTACCGGCGATATTATCACCGACAACGTGGTTAATAAAGTTGCATTTCAAGAACTCGAAACGGAGCTAGTTGATACTCGTCAAAATGTTGATGATTTAATTACTCTCTCAGGTGTTGCGGAAAATGCTACTTCGCTCGGAACATTCACTGGAGTTACGATACCAGACAGCTCCACAAATAAAGCAGCCTTTCAAAGTTTAGAAACGGCACTCGAAGCAATCGAAGGCGGATTTGCAGTTCTTGTTTCTGGCATCACTACCCTACAAGACATTGATACTGTTTTAGTTGATGATGTTCATTCACTTGAATATGAAATAGTGGCATGGGAAGAAGCAACTCCAGCTAATAAAATCTTTCAAAAAATTACTACATTGCACAATGGAACAGCAGTGGCAGACGCTACTGTTGTTGATGATTCTGTTCACACTAAATTAAAAGTGGGCGCAAGCTTCAATCTAGTAATTATTGTTGATCTAAATGGCGCTGCTGGTGCTCAGACTATGAGATTAAGAGCTTCAAGTTCAACAGCTGGTGTTTCAATGGAAGTTAGACGAACAGGAGTTCTAGTAAGTAACTAATGGATTCGACAAAAGCATTTTCCGTTGATAACGGACTTATTGTAGACGAAGAAAATGGTGGTCCCTTCTACACAGGAGGGACTGCTTCACCAGTGGGCCAAGGCTTGCCGGCAAATTGTGTTTACTCTCAGACGGTTGCCGGTGGTGTTATACTTTGGCAAAAATACGGAGCAGGTGACACGAGTGCAGACTGGAGAAACTATCCAGCAGCAGGAATTTCATACACTCCATCGGCTAGTGCCTATAGGTCAACATCTGACAATGTGAA